AATGTTTCCATATCAAAATCAAATGTTTGTTCATTTTTAGTAAATGCATTTACAATATCTTGATTTTGTTCTGTCATAAACTTTTCTACATCAAAAGTCACAACATTCTTTGGTACTACTTGAGAAATAGTATACTTACCAATTTTTGCTTGATAGATTTGATTATCAATCATTGCTTTTAAAAGTGCAGCTCTACATTCATCATAATGTTCATTTGCAGCCTCTTTTAATTCTTCTGCCTCATCTAAAAATGCTTCAACTTTTTCAGATAATGTAGGCACATTGTTGTTAAGAACTACTAAACTATTTTGTTCCATTTTTGTTTTCTCCTTTGCTTTTAATTTGTATTAAATTGATGTTTGAATTGTCAGCCATCAATTTGCTTTTTTCAAAATCTTTATACTTTTCTAAAAAGTATACATTTTTGATTTGATATTGAATTAGTAATTTTATACAATCATGACAAGGTGATAATGTTAAATAGACATCTGAACCTATTGGATTAGCACCTATAGCACAAGCATTTGCAATAGCATTCATTTCAGCATGAATTACAAAATCATATTTTTCAGAAGTATTCCAATCAAACTTATAATTAAAGCATCTTGGTTCACCGTTATAACCAATACTTAAAATATGATTATCGTTTACTAATACAGCACCAACTTTTGTATGTGGGTCTTTAGAACGTTTACTAACAACTTTTGCAATTTCGATAAATGTATCATTCCAAGATGGACGATTATCAATAACTTTTTCTTCAGCTTTCTTTAAATTGTTATAGTGTTGTTTCAAATAGTTGTCATACTTTTCAGCATCAGATACATTATATTCAAAATCGTCAATTCTATTATTACAACTTTCACAACATTTTGTTCCACCTGTTATAACAGGTAAAGAGCAATTACAAATTCTCATCGTTTATTCCTTTCTGTTACTATGGCAAATTTAAACTCATCAGTAGCAAATATCAATGCACCAAATACAACTATCTTTTGACTTCTCAATTCAGAATAGAATGCTTCAACTTGCTTTTCATTATCTAAAATGACTGTTGCAATTGGTCTTCGTTTTTTCTTAAAATAGATTTTTAGTTCTATTTCTTTTTTTACGATTTGTTTCATTTTCGTTTCCTATTCTTTCTAACAAGTTTGCCATCAATTTTGACTAATCTATGTTCTCTTAATCTTGTAAAGAAATCTTTCTTTGTTGATGCTTTATACGGTGCTTTACCTCTTTCTTTGCACCAATCAAAGTAGTCATCTAATGTAACGCCATATAACGCAAGAGCTGTTTCATTTGGTTTGTACACTTGATTTAAGTCATCGTATTTTCCCATTATTTGTTTTCCTCCTCATTATTATTAACAGAAATATCTAAGTATTTCAATAATTCGTTTATTGATAATGTTTTAAGATAAGCGACTTCTTCAGGAGTATATGTATTATTTTCTTGCAATTGTTCAAGCACTTTATCTTTTTCATCATCTGACTTGATATTAGTAGTATAAATCAATTGTTTAATTGCATTTACTGATAAGTTTTTTAATTCTGCCTCAATATTTTGAACCATAATGATGTTTGGATTATCAAAGGCATTTCGTTTGAAGTCATTCATATCTATCAACATTTGTGCTACTTTCAATTTTTCTGTAGTTTTAAGTCTATCAGCAACAGGTACATTTTCATCAGTAATTAAACTTGATAACCATCCACCTAATTGTTCAATTGTTAACATCTTGTGTTGAAATTGTCTATGATATAATGCAAGATTTATACGTCTTATTTCTGCTTGTGCATTATACGAACCAAAAATTTCTTTAGCTTGAGCAATTTCTAATCCGCATAATTCAGCAGCTAAAGGAATGTTCTTAAACTCAATGTAATAACGTATAAACTCTTTTTGTAAATTATTCATGCCATACTTGTTTTCAGGGTCAACCAACAATGAGTACTTTGGATTGTTTTCAATTTCCATAGCCAATAAATTAGTAAGGTCTGTATTTTCTTGTTCAGTTACTTCTGCAGGTCGAAGTAGTTTTAATTTAGTCTTCTTCATTTTTTAGTTTCTCCTCAAGTTCAGCTATTTCTTTTGTTAGTTTTTCATCAAGTTCATAGTCATATTTGTCCCATTCATCTTTATGTTTAGTATCATGAATTAACTTTTGCTTTTTCAACTTTGTAAGTCTTTCAAAATCTGTCATTGCAATTCCTCCTTTCTTAATTTACTATCTTTAATCGCTTGCCAACAAATGTGCATTTAACGTATGGCTTATTAGCTGCTAACATTTGTAGACTATTTAATGAATATAGTTTCTTTATTGTTTGTGTAAATGCTGTAGGTGATGTCAAATCTCCACAAATAATTTGTAAACTACGAATACTCATATATACGTCATTATTTGCAAAGTATGAAGTAAATGTTTCGTCATCTTCTAAAAACTTAAGCAAATCATCAAATCCAGAATAACCAAGTTCCTTTAATGTCGATGACTCATATAACTTTGTTTTATTAATATCATAGAATAAGTATTTTACGTCATTAGGATTTGTACGTTTGATATATTTGACAATTGAAACTGAATTAACTCTTTCTATTTTTTCTTTTAAGTCCATATCAACATCTGTATAACTTAATTTCCAATCATTTTCTGTAAACTTAAATGTTTGTGTAAAACCTTTAGTTGCTGACATCAAACCAAACATTGCAAAGTAAATGTATGTAATTGTATTTGATAAGTCAGATTTAAGTTCTCTTAAGTCATCACTAAATGTTGTATCATAGTAATCTCCACGTTTTAAGAAACGTTTTTGAGCATCCCATTTGTACCAAGTTTCAAATACATTTATTCTTCTTCTAAAACCAATTGTTGAGTCGCTAAACTTAATTTTATCTTGGTCATTACCAGCAAAGATATACTTACAATTAATGAAACCAGAGTATTTTGAAACACCTTTACTTTCAATTGTTTGATATGGTGAACCAGTTAAAGCTTTCAACATTTTAGACTCAGTATATGTTTTAGCTGATGTTTCTAAGAAAATGTTATGTGCTTTATTGATTAATGAACCAGTTATGAAACGGTCATTTTCAATTGCATCTAAATCATTTGCTGCTGGTGTAGGTCTTACTTTTGAAGTAAAACAACCATCGAATAATGAGTTTTTACCATTTTGACCAGAACCAATAAGTAATACAAATACTTGACAAAATGATTGAAGAACAGTATAACCTAAGATTTCACATAAATGTCTAAATCGTTTTTCAGAATATATGTCATTTATATCATGACTTATGTTATACATCAATTTAAAACAAAAGTTTCTTTCTTTTTTCGATTTTGAAAGATTTTTGAACATTTCAATGACCTCTGTTAATGAATTATGAGTAATATCTATTGGAAGTGGTTCAAAATCAAAGTCCATATACCAAGTAATAATCCACTTAGGGTCATATAAATAGATAACATTATTGATTTTCTGCATCTTTATGATTTCATATTTGAATAACCATTTATTATGCAAAAAGTCATATACACCATTTCTGAATGGCACACAATAATCTGGCAACATTGATACTTTTTCAGCAATTATGTCATCATCAAATGAGATTTTCTTCAATGTTGATTTTAGATTAATTGTAAATGACTGAACAATTTTTTGAATACGTTCATCAATTTCTTCTGAAGATTTTGGAAAGTATTTGTATCTAAGTAATGCATAAAGATTATCAACTAAAACTTCTTTTGCTTCAGATTTTTCACAAAACTTGTAATTTATTGCATCAAATCTTTTAGCAATATAGTTTTCACCCATTACATAAACTTGACATTCTTGAGCAAGTATTGGTCTCCAATCTGTTAAAGATGTTTCTAATAAAGCAGTTGTATCTAACGTTTTAATTAAATTGTCAATATTCATCTTTTACGTCTTTTTCTAAATGTTGCCATATTAAATGTTTTTTGTTGTTTTACTTGTTCATTATGTTTATCTAAGTCTTTATAATATTGAAGATATAACTTACATTTTAAATGACAATCGATTGTTCGATTTTTACAATCTTTACAAGGTGCAATAGGTTGCGACATTTAGTTTTCTCCTTTCTTTTCAATTTGTTCATTTTGTTTTTCTAAAGCTTCTTTTATGTTAACCTTGATTTTACTTTTAGCTTCAGCAATTTTCTTTTCTAATTCTTCAGGATGTGCTTCATAATACATTCCTGCCTTCAAATGTTTATTGCTATATTTCTTTCTAGCATTATTTTTAGCAATTTTTCTAGCAAGTGAACTCATACTAACCTCCTTCCTTATATTTATATTTATATTATATCACATTTTGAATAAAAAGTAAATACTTTCTGTAAAACAATTTTGTTATCTGAAAAGATTTACTTTTCGTAGTTTAAATTCAGCATATTGTCTTTCAAATCGATTAACAACATTGTTGTAATTTAATACATTTCGTAAATGTTGATAGGCTTTTTATGTGTTTCTTCATATACTGTAGTAATATCAAAATTATCATATTGATTTCTTAATGCTGAGTTAATCATGATGTCAATATACTTTTTAAAGCATTCTAAACCATTGCCAATATATATAATTGTCTTTTTTCTATCAGAATTATATGCCCTTAGCATGCAGTTCTTATTATGATTTGTTCTTTTACCTTTAATTCTCATAGCTTTTTCAATTAAAGCAGCACCTTCTTCAGAAACAAAATACTTGTTCATTTTCATATAATTTGGTATAAACTTTTCAGAATGTTTTTCACAACCAATTAAGTCAATATCTTTTTCTTCAAATACATGTTTACCTAAACTAGCATATTCAAAATATGACCTGATTTTCTTGCCACGATATGAAAATTGTACTTCAAACATTGGTGTTTTATCAATACAACTTTCATGATAACTATTAATAACTGTCATAGGACCATTCGTATAACTATAAACAATTGTTCCAACTTCTAATAACTTTAATTCACTCATTGTTTACCTCCTCATTTTCTAATGTTTCAATAATTGTTGCAGTTTTATCAACTATCATTTCTACAAATATATCACCTTCAAGTTTGTATCTGTGGTTTTTGCCTTCTTTAATGTTTGTTCCATCAAAGTAAAGTTGTTTGAATAAAACAGTTCTTTTTGAAACTTTTAAGATTTGATAGTATCTAACTTCTTTTTCATTTTTGAACTTATAGAACTTACCAATATTTGATGTTAGTTGTTCAATAGCAAGTTCTTTATCAGTTTTTTCTTCAACTTTATCATAGTTATTTGGAAAAGCCCAACCATTATGTCGATAGTCATATTCAACTCTATCTTCAATTAATTCTCTTATGAACTTTTCTCCCATAAACTTAATGTGTTTCTTTTCAATAGCAATATTTCTAGTAGAAGATTGAAGATATCTTTCAGTTCCATTCATTACCCAGTTATAAATAGTATCTACAACATATTGTTTTGTTCTGTGTTGTAATGGCCAGAACTTTTCTCCTTCTTCTTCACCATTATCAGAAAGTAGATTTATAAATCCTCCGATAAATTCATTTCTGAAATCACATATGATAGCACGTAATTTCTTTTCATTTTGAGTCATTTCTTCAAGTTTTTTCATTTTTATTCTCCTTTAAATTGATTTGTTGTTCATAAATAATAATTTATTTATATGTATATTATATCACATTTTTAATCAAAAGTAAATACTTTTTGATAAAGTTTTTTAACTTTTTTTCAAAACTTCAACTTTTGCCCACAATTAGGACAGCACTTATAATGTTTTTTTACTTCATTTTCACATATAGGGCAACCCCATATTTTAGGTTGTTTTTTAATTGGCATATTATCTCCAAATGCGAGGTAAATTCTTTTTACTTTCTTTGCTGTTTCTTTCTCATCATACTTATTCGCTTTATCAATGGCTTCTTGTAATAAATTACATCTATAATCATAATCTTTATTAGTAGTCCACCACTGCTTGCCGCATTCATCGAAAAAAGTTGCTTTTATTTCTTTCCTTATACTATCTAACGCTTTTTGATATTTGTTCATTTAGTTCACCTCTTAATTTAATGACTTTCATTTTTAAACGAATTAACTTATCAACATTCATTTGCCATAATTTGCCTTTAGTATATTTAACTTTACCAGCTAAATAGTTAACTAAATCCGATCGTATTCTTTTTTTGCTTTTCTTGCTTGTTCAATTTCATCATCAATATTGTCAAGTACAAATCCTGTATTAGCAATTAGCATTTCATAGAATACGTCACCTTCTAATTTAAAACGATGTGTACCATAAATTGAATAACCTCTTTCATTCCAAGCATTTATACTGATTTCTGTCATTGCAACTGTCTTTTCACCAACTTTATCAATTGTGTAGTATTTAGTATTGTTGTATCTACGTTTTTCATCATGATATTTGTAGAACTTACCATTCGTTAATTGTTCCAAAGCATTTGCTTTATCAAGTTCATATTGTTTTGCATGTTCTTCTCTTTCAATACGAGCAATTTCAGAATCGATTTTAGAAATGTTGTTTTCTAATATAGCATTGTTTTCAAGTAATTCGTTATCGATATGAACATTTACAAGTTTGCATAAATCATAATCATTTTCTAATACTTTAGCAAATAAGATATATGTATAGTAATCATATACATCTTCATTTCTACTAGCATCTGAACTACCACTGATTGAACCAGTTAATGAATTGTCATAAACTTTTAAACTAAAACTATTGTAGAACTTAACTTCATTGTTTTCATCAAGTAATTTTACATCAAAACTAACTTTGTAAGTACTATCTGGATGTTTGTCAAGTTCATATGACCAAATACGATTGTCAATATTGAAGTATTGAACTTTGCATTTGATATCAAATTGATTTAGCCATTTACTAATGATTTCTTGTAAGTCATTTGAATGTTGTTTGCATTTGTCATAGACTTCTTTTAATGTTTCAGCATAACTAACTTTCAATTCTTCAAGTTGTTCCTTTGTAAGATTTGTTAATTCTTCCTTTGTAAGTTTTTTGATTGTGTTTTCCATAATTTGTTCTCCTTTAGATTGATTTGTTTGTTCATAAAATAATGATTTATTATTTTATATTATTATTGTATCATACTTTTAATCAAAAGTAAATACTTTTAGTAAAACTTTTTAAACTTTTTTTCAAAAATTGTTCAATTTTAACTTTTTGTGCAATATTTTTACACAAAAGATAACTTTTGAACTACTTTAGATGAATCGATTTACATATGCATGCACCTATATTTTACCTATATATAATAAGAACGCGTGTGCATGCACGAGGAATTATAAGGGGAAAGACTACTTAAAGCAGTAGCCTTCCTCACATTTAACAACATCAAAGTAAACTGAGTAGCATCCAACAGAATAACAATGACGAATTGTAGTAGTGTGTTCACCTTTATAGTCATATCTACGATATTCATAAGCATATTCAAATGGTGCGTCTTCAGATAATGTTCCATATTCATCAGTAATGTAAGGTTTGCATTCAGCAACTTTCTTATCAAGGAATGATGTTTGTTCGTTATACATTTTCTTAGTAATTTCAGTTTGCTTTATCATATCATATTCCATAGCATCTGAACCCATATAGTATTTTGTAGTGATAAGTCTTTTCTTCATTGTTTGTTCCTCCTTATAGACTATATATCATTTTAGTTTCAGTAATTTTTGATTTGCAATAGTTTATCATTTTCTTGTAGTATTTGATTTCATTTTTTAGAAAGTCGTAATCAGTACTATCAAGTGATTTGTAAAAGTTGATTTGGTCTTTGTAGTATTTGATATCGTTTTTGTAATCAGTTATTCTTGATTTTGCTTTTTCAATAAGTTCATTTCTTCTGTTTCTTCTTTCAATAGCAATTGGATTTTCAGGTATAGCATCAATATTTAGCATCTTCACAAATTGTTGTTTATTAATGTTTTCAGGTAATGCAAGATACATCTTTTCATACATTGAATACGTTTCATCAGTTATCTCCTTTCCAATAAGATTTTCAAATTCATACTTCATCATAATCATTGTCCTCCTTTTCGATGAAAGTTTATATATTATTTTTATAATTATATTATATCATATTTTTATTTATTTGTAAATACTTTTAATAAAAAAAGTTAAAAAAGTTTTCAAAAAAAGCAGTTTTGAAAGTATTTAAGTTTTGTTTTAAGTTTTTAAGGACAGTTTTAAGTTTGTTTTAAGTTTTAAAAAACGAATAGTTTTAAGTTTCATGAAAAAACTTAGTTACTTTCAAAGTTCAAAGTTAAAAGGCAGTTAAAACAAACTTAAAAGGCAAAGTTAAATACTTTCAAATAAAGACGTGGTTATCGAAATGTTATAGTTTTAAGTTTTTAAGTTTTTAATATAATTTAAAAAAAATAATAAAAAATAGATATATAATATAATATATAAAATAAAATAATAAAAAAAGTTAAAAACTTAAAAGCTAACGAAAAAGAAGAACGACGAACTTCGAAAAACGAACGAAAAACGTCAAAAATGTTAAACTTTCGTATTTTATTTGAAGGTAAACACTATTTTTTCGTAGCCTATTTACAAATATAATCATTTATGATATAATTATAATATAAAATTATAATTATATCATAAGAGGAGGTCAAAACAATGACGTATGCTAAAGCTGTAGAAAAGATGTTCAAAGGTTTTAAAGTTAAACGACCTTCGTTCAATAAAGAATATTGGTTTTTCGACAAACAACTTCAACAGATATGTGTGCATAGAGAAAACGGTCAAACACAAATTGACGGTTTTGATGCATCAACATTTATACATTGTGAAATGAACGATTGGCAAATAGTAAAGGAGAAGAAAAATGGAAGAAAGCAAATCTGTAACTAAAGAACAAGTTAAGGCTTTTAGTCGAGCAGACATCTTAGCAATGATGCTTGGCAAAGATGATACAGTCGATTCTTTGAAAGACAAAGCAATGACAACAAAAGATGCTATTACTAAGTCTATGAAAGATTCGAAAGCTTTGAATGATGCTTATGGAAACTCACTTACTGCTACAGGAACTGAAGATAAAGTAATGTCATTTACGAAATACGGATTTTCGAATGATACATTGAACTTTCCTTTGTGGTTAGCATTGTATAACGATTCTTGGGTATTTAAGAAAGCAATTGATAAACCTGCTCAAGATATGGTAAGATGTGGAGTCACAATTCAAAATGAAAATGAGAACAAACAAAAAGTTATGGCTCAACTTAAGAAATCAAGATTTGACTTAATTCAACTTCTTACTTGGGGAAGACTATTTGGTGGTTCTGTTGCAGTAATAATGTTCGACAATTTCAAAGACGCTGACTATAAGATGAAACTTAATGTTGATAAGATTAAGAAAAGTCAAACAATAAGAATGTATGTAACTGACAGATGGTATGGTGTTGCACCAGACAGTAGAACTGTTTCTGATATGAATGACATTGACTTTGGCAAACCAGTTGGCTACAACATTACTTTTGCTGATGGCAAATCAATGTATGTTCATCATGATTACGTTTTACGATTTGAAAATCGAATTGCACCAAAGATTATCAAAAACGGTCAACTTCAAGGTTGGGGTTATGCAGAAGGTTCTCATATCTTAAACGAACTAAGTAGAGATGACCAATTGAAATCGGCTATCACATCACTTGTAAATAAGGCATTGATAGAAGTCATTAAGATGTCAGGTATGAGAGGCGTCTTTATGGGTGCTGATGCTCAAAACCAAGAACAATTGATGAAGAGACTTGAAATGGTCAACTGGGCTAGAAACTTTAATAGTTTGACTTTCCTTGATAAAGATGACGAATATCAAGAACACGGATTT